CGCCACTTTGTGAGATTTTCATGTTCATTATGATGATATATACATTTTTACTGCTTGTAACATCCTATCCGCTTTAGTGAATAGTCTTTTTCTAAGATTTTGTGTACGACCTCGTCTGCAAGGAACTCACAGACATCAAGCGACTCAACCTCCTTACAGAAGCGTATCCACTCGGATAATTCCAAATTGTATCGGCGCAGTATGACCGTGTCCGGCACAGCCTGACGGCTTGGCAATTTCCCCTTACTGAAGTAAGGTTTGTTTATAAAGTCTCGATTCACTGACTCCTTCACTCGCCTATACTCAAGGTCCGTTTTTGGATTTGCACCTGGCATTTTTCGCATGGCGGTGTACAGCCTGTTTTGCCCACAATGGACAAACCCAGCCAACACCTCCTTATTTCGAACTCTAGCCGCATCCTCCAAATTTTCTTTCCTTTTCCTCGAGTATGGTAAGTCCCTCCAGCACGAACCAATAGACCTCAAATAAGCACCAAGGTTACAGAAACTTCTGATCGCCCCGCGCTCATCCTCCCAGAAACTGTGTTTTAAGAACTGTACATCTTCAATAACCGCACAAGCTTCGACAGTGATGTTATAACCAACGGCTTTGGCACAATTGATAAGAACATCCCTGTTTACACCTTTGCGTTTTAGACGGGCGTATGCTATTGAACATGATATTGCACTACTAGCGATGTTGTTTAGTAGTGTTGTCAACTGAGTACCAGAAAACTCAATTGGCACAGATGGGACGCATCTGACCCACTCATTTACATCTGTGGGATTTTGTATAATATAAGGCTTCAAATTCTGTTTTACGGCCAATTTCACAAGAGTGCACCACTCTGGTGAGAAATCAAAGAACCATTCTAGTCGACTAAACACACCTGGCCCGTTGGAAGCATCACACGAGCTTATGTCAATGTTAAACCATTTCCCTTCATCCTGATCGTATAGCTTGGTACAACAATCATCTGAATAGAAAATGTAGACGTCCCGCCCATCCCGTGACAGGCGAGCAAAAATTTCGTCCAATTCATTGGCATCGGTAGAGTACACAAATTGTATGACAGCATTGTGCATTTCGATGGGTTTAGAAAACGCGTGTTTAAGAAGTGGAACCAAGAACGCAGCGAGCAATGACCCCTCCGTTGAGTAATCTCCCAACAACCTAGGCCTCTTTCCCACTTTTGCGAACTCTGGGATTTTTATTTTACCTTTGATGTTTGTCATGAATTCGGTTTCAATCATATCCTTATATCTTATCAAGGTTTTAATTGCTTTGATACGCAATTTCCGTTTAACGTGCGGTTGACACGCGAGTTTTATTTGTTCGGTGAGAGAATCCTGCAAAGTACCATAATACCTTTCCAACTCGTTTTTCACTTTGAGGTAATAATTGTTGAGGAATCGCTGGAGCCTCCTGGGATTTCTCTTAGGAGACACTATTTTATTATTACGCGTCAACTCTTCCTCATTCTCTCTAACCTGGGTGATCCGTTGTAAGGCCATACCAACGTTGTGAGTGGATCTACCCTTATATATTGCCGTACCTGGATGATAAAAACATGGACCATACATGGTTTGGTACTCTAAACCACGCATGCCAAACGGATTCTTAGAAAAAGGAAGCCCATTGTCGATACGGTACCTAAACCTCCGTATCACTCCAACACAATGGAGCCTCCAGCCTGTGAGCACCTCCCTATCACCTAACGTGACAAAGTGCTCGGAGTCAATCGCATACATCCTGCGAACTCCGAGCCGGTACCGCCCACAGGCGGTTACCTCGGTCATTCCGGGACCTTAACATCAGGCAAGTATCGTGAACGAGCATGTGCAGTGAGCAACTCAGTTTGCACAGCGGCTTGGACAGATAATTGCACGACGTCAAGGTCCACTTTACCAGCGAATAATCCCACAAAATGCCGTTCAACAGTTTGGGACAACACACTTGTCGCTGACCGACCGCGGATGCTATGGTCGAGGGCAGCTAGGTAAATTGCCGGATTGACAAAGATCGTCTCGTGGGAAGTATAATTATACCTCTCAACTAGATCCGTGGTGATACTATCATAAATACCACCCATTTTAAACATCGAAGGTAAACACGATAAGTCAACCTGGAAAGTATCCATACTTTCAGTATCTGGTAAATGACTCAACCGTACGGGACGCAACGACTGATTGAACAAGTCGTACTGCTGTTGCAAGGCTCTCAATGCAGGCACCTGATGATGTCTATATCGGCGCCAAACCCACCAGAGTAACGTGAGGATCCCGGAGATAAGAGTGGTGCACCCCACCACGTCTTCCATCTTGCGGGGGAAAAACCCTATTCCCATCACCCAAACGATAACCAGCAACAGAAATGTGAAGTACATTACGTAGAACAAAAATGTTTCCCAGCGTTTTGCAATGATCTTTGGGTCAGTGCATAACATGGGATACGGAAGTAGCGGGACATTGTAAGCATCAATAATTTGCTGCTGCGCAGGCGTGGGGGCTGGGCCAAATGCGAACCGTGTTAATGGGGCAAGAATCATTTGCCCATTCCACGGAAGCATGATGTTGCCATCAGCGTTTGGCACGTGGATACCCCCTTGGGGGTCAATGTAATTGAAGTATCGATATTGGTTCACCAAAGTGTTCACCTTCACCTTTTCTTCTTTACCATTAATTCGAACATCCTCCACCTTATGCTCCAAGGCAGCTATGTTTTCCATGACCTGCAAGTTGTTAACAAGGAACTGCTCTTTCATAGCTAAAGTTTGTGAGTAATGGTTGGCGCGCTGGTTGTAGAGCCGGTCAATCTTGGCCAACTCATAATCAGCGTCCCCATAGCCATTACCTTCAGCAGTAATACAGTCCATTTGCTGTTGCAACAATCCGCCTTGGATAACGATGTTTTGATTGGCAACACGATGTTGGGTTACATCGATTTTAGCCTGATCAACCATCCTCCTCTTACTAGCTTCCTTTTCTACCTCCAATCTATTTAGTTCTAACTGGATGCGCGATTCGACAGGTAGACTATTTATCTCCCGGAAAAGTAAATTGTCTTGCATCTTAGCCCGCTCATAGCGATCGAAAACCTCATGCACACGAGTTTCATCCAATGCTTGTGTTATGAACCATTGGTGACCAGTGTGGTTAGACCTGATACGGCCTAACTCCTCTGAGGATTTCATTGCACCCTTATGAATACCGAACTGCAACTGCTGAGCAGTATTACCAAGGATCTCATGAGCGTACTCCTGCCGCGCCCTCGCGTTGCTTAAACCAGTATAAGCACCGACAACATTAGCGGCAGTAGCATAGTCAGCTCCATTAAGATGACCTATCCTATTGATGACATTATCAAAGTCGTTCATTACTCGAACCCGATTGTTCATATCATCATATTCCATCGACACCTCCAATCCGTCTTGCGCAGGGCCACCACCACCGACATGTGGTCGCGCAACCATGGGAACAACGCCAGGAACAACTGGGACGCCAGCGGCAACCGGCATGTAACCACCAGCTGGTGGGACATGCCTACCATTGGCTCCCAGATTGTTCCGACGGGGTAAACCACCGGCTGCGCGCATGGACCCGCCGCGGATACTAATGCGCAAATGTATCTCCGTTAGGTTTGGATCTAATGGTTCAGACAACAACAATTGGTTGGTGCACTCAGCGTCTGAGTAAACACGAACCCCTTGTGGTACAGGCAGATAGTGAATTAAAGACTCAACGCCAACCAAGACTTCTTCACATCGACCATTCACATGAACATTCAAGATCCGGAGACCACCCATGTCACCATTACGGCACATGGCACATTCGCCCCTTGAGACAATAAGCGTTCGTTGCGAAGACCGTGTGGACAGGCCTTCTACATAATGGGAATTACATAGATAGAGTGGTGCAACCATGCTACGGACGTGTACTTCGCTGCTACAGCGACAGTAACAACAATCGAAAGTAGACACTCTAACTAAGCGGACACGTTGCTGTATGACACCATGGTACTGCTCATAGTGCTCAGGACAAGCCAACTTTATCACTTGGTAATCAACCCCATTGATGTTCTCAACATCATCTTTGCCTCCATCGCTACCATTGTTTCCATTGATAGCCTGAGACCGAACGCTCTTTTTAACGTTCCTCTTTCTCCTCTTTGGTTGCTTCTTGCCAATGCCACCGGGAGTCATAGATGCATACTTCGAGCCGACCCTCTCAGATAAAGCATCTATGTCGCCATTGACAGCGCGATTAGCTACCTCCTCATTGGGAAGTGTGTAATATGTTGTCTTGCACTCTGGGTCGTTACCTTCCCCAACAAAGTACACCTTCTTCTCAACGGTCACTGAACTGACCCCACTCTGCACTTGTTCCTCGGGAATATGATACCTGTACGAACTTAAGTACACTGGGGTGTTAACAGCGAAGTGGCCACTACACAAACCACGCAGTTGCTCAACCACACTAGCGTCCTTTATCCAATCGATGATGACAAACCTTGGATCACGGGAAGCCTTGACTCTCTCTCGACGACAATAACCAAAGAAAGACTGAACGATAACCTTAAAAAGTGAACTCGGAACTGGGAAAAATGCATGCTGGTTCACACGTCTCGCGAAAGACGTCACGACTAAATATATACACCTTAATTCTGCTGGACCAAAATTAAGGCCCTCGAATGGAGCGCTACTCAGACACTCGCTGCTCACTGGTGATATTGTATCGCGCGCAACCCAGCCAGGTACTTTACATTTCCCAAAGAAGACTCCCTTGGGATCACCGTGTCGGCTGGTTTTGACCACCTTGATCTCCGTCAACCCGACCTTCTCCCTTATTCCTCTCTTCTTATCCTTCCGATCACTTGTGACTTTTTCTTTCCTCCTGTCACCACGGAGATTGACGCGTGCCCCTTCCACAAAGGCTTCTGGCTTCTGATCACGACCGCTCTGACGTGTAATCGAAGCCATATGAGTATACTCAATATTCAAAAATGGACAGAATACTGTCCGCCACTATAGTGGTTGTTTATATATATGAATAGGATTATT